AGATTATCTTGATACTGCAGCGGATTATGTAGATAGTGGAGAAATGAAAACCGAAAGTGTTGGGTCACAAGTTAAACTAAAACCAGGATCTGGGTTAGGTGGTGGTGTTATTGTATATCCGCAAGGACAAGGACCAAAAATAAATCCTGGAGATCCAGAACCACAATTGCCAAAACTTCCAGGTGGATTTGTAAAACAAGCAAAAGCTCCTACTAAAAAAGAACTTCAAGTAGCACACTATGAACCAGAAGGGGAATTAGTTGAATACTCAAACTGGAGAGCAGATTTTGGCTTGTCAGAAGATTGGCAAAAAGTCAATCGTAAAGATAAAACTGATGGCCTAAGCCCCGCTGCAGTCAAAGCATATCGTCGTGAACATCCTGGATCAAAACTTCAAACTGCAGTAACTGAGAAGAAACCAAAAGGTAAGAGAAAGAAACGTCGTTCATCTTTCTGTAGTCGTATGAAAGGAATGCGTTCTAAATTAACCTCAGCAAAAACTGCAAGAGACCCAGATTCAAGAATTAATAAAGCGTTACGTCGCTGGAGATGTAGATGAAATCTTTTCAACAATTTTTATCAGAAAGTATTAATATTGCAGGAGATTTCAATGGAAATCTTTATATGAATTCCCCACAACAAGAAACAGCTACTGAATCTTTTCTTGCTGATGTTGTCTGGGAAGGAAAAATCTATCGTCTTCAAATAGAAGGTAAGATAATGAGTAAAACTGAGTTAGCTGAGAATTTGCAAAGTGAATATCCAGGTGCAATAGTTCATAACATATATCCAACTACAGATAGCTCTATAAAAATTAAAAGTTCACAAAGATATAGACCAGAAAGACTTTCTTGGTCTGATTGAGAGGTATAAACGATGGCCCAGTGGAATAAATCTTCACAAGATTATTTAAATCAAGAAAGAACGCTCTTTGAAGTTTATATGAGAGCAGATAAGTATGGAAATGTTTATGATGATCTTGGTCAAGGATTTAGTGGAGATTTATTTGGGAGACTTAAAGTTTCTAATCCTTATACATTATTTGATGATACACATAGATATGCAAATGATGGTCAATTTAGCGATGTAGTAATTGGAACTGGATCAACAATAGGAATTGTTACTGCACAAAGTACTGCATTTTTAGGAATTGGAACCACCGCAGGATGTTCAATTATTCGTGAGAGTAAAAGGGTATTTTCTTATCAACCAGGAAAATCTTTACAAGTTCTTCAAACCTTTGTTCTAAATCCAGCAAAAAGTAATTTAGTTCAAAGAGTTGGCTATGGCTCTTCAGAAAATGGAATATTTTTAGAATTAAATAATTTTCAAACTAATATTGTTAAAAGAACATCTATATCAGGAGTTACAACAACAGTTTCTATTCCACAAAATCAATGGAATTTTGATACTTTAGATGGAACAGGGCCAAGTACATCAAATCCAAGTGGACTTAATTTAGATTTAACAAAAGCTCAAATTTTATTTACAGAGTATGAATGGTTAGGTGTAGGGTGTGTTAGAGTTGGATTTGCAAATTCAAACGGAAAATTTCATATAGCGCATATTTTTAATCATGCAAATATTTTAGATAGCGTTTATATTACTACAGCAACTCTTCCTGTTCGTTATGAAATTTTAAATACTGCTGATGTTGGAACTGCTTCCACCATGAAGCAAATTTGCGTTTCTGTACAATCTAATGGTGGATATGAAAAAAAAGTTATAGAAACTATAGCTAAACGAGGAGCGGCAATTACAGGCATAGGTCAGTCCTATTTTCCAATTGTTTCTATTAAATTGGCTCCAGGAAGAGAAGATGCAATTGTAATTCCATCACAATTTACTGCACTCCCACTTTCAAATAATATAAACTATGAGATTGTACTAATAAAAAACGCCACTCTAGTTGGTGCAGCTTTTTCAGTTTCAGATTCAAATAATGTTCATTATGATACTAGTGCTTCTGGATTATCTGGAGGTAAAGTTGTTAATATTAAATATATAACTGGGTCAAATCAATCTGGGGGAGCAATATCAGTAGATCAACAATATAATTGGGATATGCAATTGGGAAGAACTCAATCGAAGGTAAGTGATATATACACATTGGCAGCTAGAACTATAAGTGGATCAGGTGATGTTATAGGCTCATTATCTTTTTATGATTTAACATAACTCATGGCAATTCAAGATATTCAATTAAAACAAACAGATGCTTATCTTTCTAACCCTAATCTAAAAAGGGCTAATGTTAGCATACCATGGACTGCTGAGCAAATGGCAGAGTGGGCTAAATGTTTTAATGATCCAGTATATTTTGCCAAAACTTATATTAAAATTGTATCTCTTGATCATGGTCTAGTTCCATTTAGTCTTTATCAATTTCAAGAAAAATTAATTACTAGGTTCCATGAAAACAGATTTAATATCTGCAAGATGCCACGACAGACTGGAAAATCAACAACTGTTGTATCATATCTTTTACATTATGCAGTTTTTAACGATAACGTAAATATTGCAATTCTTGCTAACAAAGCATCTACTGCTAGAGACCTTCTACAGCGTCTACAACTGGCTTATGAAAATTTACCCAAATGGATGCAGCAAGGGGTCATACAGTGGAATAGAGGCTCTCTGGAGCTAGAGAATGGCTCTAAAATCATTGCAGCATCAACTTCAGCATCTGCCGTTCGTGGTGGTTCTTACAACATCATTTTCTTAGACGAATTTGCGTTCATTCCAAATCATATTGCAGATGATTTCTTTGCATCTACCTACCCTACAATTTCATCTGGACAAAGTACAAAGGTAATTATCGTTTCTACCCCAAGGGGTATGAACCATTTTTATCGCAAATGGCATGATGCTGAGAGAGGAAAAAATGAATATGTTCCTACTGACGTTCATTGGTCAGAAGTTCCTGGAAGAGATGAGAAGTGGAAAGCTCAAACAATTGCAAATACTTCAGAGGAACAATTTAAGGTAGAGTTTGAGTGTGAATTTCTTGGCTCTATCAACACTCTGATTAATCCAACAAAACTTAAAAATCTTGTTTATGAAGATCCTATAAAAAGAAATGCTGGATTAGATATCTATGAACATCCTCAAAAAGAACATAATTATTTGATGACAGTTGACGTTGCTCGTGGTCTTGGCAATGATTATTCAGCATTCATCATATTTGATATTACTAATTTTCCATATAAAGTTGTAGGAAAATATCGTAATAATGAAATTAAACCCATGCTATTTCCAAGCATTGTTAATGAAGTTGCACGAGGATATAATAATGCTTGGATATTAATAGAAGTCAACGATATTGGAGATCAAGTAGCAAATATTTTACATTTTGATTTAGAATATGATAATATTTTAATGTGCGCTATGAGAGGACGTGCAGGGCAACTTGTTGGTTCTGGATTTAGTGGTAAAAAATCTCAACTAGGCGTTCGCATGACTGCGGCTGTTAAAAAGTTAGGATGTTCAAACTTAAAAACATTAATGGAGGATGACAAGTTAACGACTGTAGATTATGATATTATTTCAGAATTGACTACATTCTCTCAAAGACATAATTCATTTGAAGCTGAAGAGGGTTGTAATGATGATCTTGCAATGTGCTTAGTTATTTTTGCTTGGTTAGTTGCACAAGATTATTTTAAAGAAATGACGGATAATGATGTCCGTAAAAGAATTTATGAAGAGCAGAAAAACCAAATTGAACAAGACATGTCTCCATTTGGGTTTATTTCCGATGGTTTAGAAGAACTTACAGTTGAAGTGGATAAAAACACTGGAGACCATTGGATGTTTGCGACAAATGAAAATAAAAATGAACCTATTGATATTTGGAATGTTGATGAGTATGGAGATCGCTCATACATGTGGGAATATAGATAATGGATTTAGAAAAACAGTTTGAGATAGAACATCTATTATTTACTGAAAGAAAATGTAGAGTATGTGGTATTAAAAAAAATTTAATAGATGATTTTTATAAAATTAGAAAAAATAATACTCTTTTATCATCATACTCTTATGAGTGTAGAGAATGTACTATAAAGAGAGTTAAGAAATCAAGAATGTCAAAAACATACTCAACGGATTGGAATTATCCTGATTGGTAAACATTCATGCATCGTTTCCCCAATTAAGATACTCATTTTAATAAATATTTCTAGATAAATCTGGACTGTAGGAGAATAAAGATGCCGCTAAATTTAGCATCTCCTGGAATTGTAGTAAAGGAAATTGACTTAACAATTGGAAGAGCTACTCCTTCATCGGATAAGATTGGTGCAATTGTCGCACCTTTCGCACAAGGACCTGTAGAAGTTCCATCTTTAGTAGAAAATGAAAATGATTTACTCAATCTTTTTGGACAACCTTATAATGTAGACAAGCACTATGAGCATTGGTTAACCGCATCATCATATCTTGCTTATGGTGGTTCTTTAAGAGTAGTTAGAGCAGATGATGCTAATCTAACAAACGGTGTTATTGGAACTGCTACTAGTGTAAAAATTAGAAGTTTAGAGCACT